AGGTCATATTATTACCTCGCTTTCTTGAAAAAAGAGCCCGAGAGCTATATAAGCGTCTCGAGCCCTCTCTTATACTTATTCTGCCGTAGTTACTGTTATCGTGACTTCTGTACCGTCGCTAAGTGTAGCCGTACCGCCACTTACTACGCCGTCGGTGAGCTCGAGCTCGATAGCTGTTACGCTTGCGCCGTCGTCACCCTTTGAGCCGTTGATATTGAAGCTACTCTCGATACTTGCGAGTACGTCGGCGATAGTCTTACCGCTTGCTTCTGTACCGCCGGTATTAAGCTTCTTAGAGAGCTTCTTTAATGCTGATACGATAGTCATAAGAGCACCTCGCTTTCTTAGCTCTGCTTCTTATGAAGTCTTACGAAAGCTTCTGTTACGAGCGGCTTACAGTCTGCGATAGCCATAGCTCTATAGTCTACGACGCCTTTCTTAAAGCTCGACTCTCTGGAAGACTCAATAGTAATACCCTCGGGTAAGTTGTAGCCGAGATACTTAGAGTAGTTACCGAGATAAGCTTTACCGTCGGCGATATTGTCGTCTACTACTACGTCGAAGCCGAGTATCTTACCGATAGACTCGTTCTTAGGGTCTGCGATAAAGATAGGTCTGCCGGTATCATCTACCAGACCGTAGAAGTAGTTATAGAGTGTGGCGTTATTCATCGCCCACTTTGCGCCCTGTGAGTACCCTCTCTTAAGAAGAGCTACTACGCTTACTACGTCGCTATACTTAAGGTCCGTAGCGGCGGCTACTTCGACTTCGTTCTTAGTTGCGCCGGCGGTCTTTACCCATGTAATACCGCTCTCGAGTCCTGTACCCTGTCCGCTACCAGTACCGTTAATAAGTGCGTAGCCGAGTAAGTCCATAACGCAAGCTCTGAGCTCATCTACGATATAGCTCTCGAAAGCGTTAATACTCATCTTACGAGCCTTTTCAGAGATAGAGAAGACTTTCATAATCTCGTAGCCGTCGAAAGATACAGCCGATACGGTTACTTTCTCGCTGTCTACCTCGTCGGCTTCTGTATGCCATGCGGCTTTATCGCTCGGCGTACCGATAGGGATAGAGATTTTTACAGGCATAGAGAAAGCTCTCGCTTCTGAGAAAAGACCGCCCATAGTACGAGCCTTTTTAATAATCTCGTTGAAAGTCTGAGTAGGAAGTACCGCCGAGCTATTGCTCGAAGTATTGTACTCGTCGGTTCTCTTCTCGATACCGAGCTCGAAAGCTCTCTTCTCGGCTTCGTTGAGCTTCTGACCGAGTAAGCTCTTAAAGAAAGCACTACGATACTCTTCGGTCTCGTATACGTGCTCAGCGTCGAAGCTTCTCTTCTGTGGCTTCATGTCTGAGCCCTCGAAGAAAGAGAGAGTCTTCTTAGCTTCGCTTCTGGTCTCGGCGTTGTCTCTGGCTTCTTTGATACCCTTAAGCTCGATATTAAGAGCTTCTACGTCGGCGTCGGCGTTGCTGTCGATTTCCGCACCGATAGCGGCGGCTCTCTTCTGCATATCCTCGACGCTCTGAGTACGATAATAGTTAAATGCTTCTGCTACTGTATTAAATTTCATCGTTAATTACCTCGTCTTTCTGCGCTTCTGCGCTATTTGCTTCGGGCTCTACGTAGTCTCTGTCGGGTCTCGGTACAAGAAAGTGTACCTCGAGCACGTCGTAGCTACCTCGTGAGCTCTTACGCTGTTTCGTGTTGAAAGATAGTACCTTAATATGCTTCTCGTCTGCGAGCTTCTGCACGTCACCGGCGAAAGCGAAAGTATATTTTGCGTAGTCCGATTTTGCCATATCTTAGTACCTCTCTTTCATAATCTGATTTACAAGTATCTTCGCCGCCTGTCTCTTCTGCATGAGACCACAGAGACGAAGACGTGAGTCTCTACTCTCTGCCGAGACTGTAGTCGACTCGTAAGCCGGAAACGCTGTAAGCGAGCACTCGTAGACTTTCGATATCTTCGTTATAGTCCTCGTGTTACTCTTTGCGTCGTAAGAGTCGCCGCCCTCGGGTACTGTGAAAGCGTAGCTCATGCCCTTAAGGTCGCCACGTTCTACAGAGAGAAAAGCTTCTCTACCGGCTTCGGTATCTGGTAGCACAGCTTCGAAAGTGAGACCGCCGTCGTCAAGCTGTAAGCTCATCGTCTTAGGCGTCCGAGCGAGTGGTAGCTTGCTCGTATCATGCCCTACTAAGAGCCGTACGTCGCTTAAGTCGGCGTTATCGAGTGCGCCACGTTTTACAATTTCGATATAACTACCGTTAATATCGTGTATGAGAGTCGGCGTATCGTATACCACCGGTCGCCCACTCAAAATAAGAGCTTTTTTGCCGTCTGCCGTCGGCTCGTTTGCTCGTATTTCCGTTACTCGTACTTCTTTCATCGTTAAGTACCTCTCTTTCACAGTCGCACCGCTCGCCCACGTCCAGAGCTGAGCCGCAAAACTGGCATATTTTATAATCACTTCTCGGTCTTTTCATCTTCTGAGCCCTCTTTAAGTCTGTTATCGGGCTTTTTGCCGAGCTGATACTCTGTAGCTACGCTCTGGTCTATCATGTTAAGAGCCTGTAGACGCTTGTCGCCGTCTGGTACGCTCGGTAAGTTGAGTATCTCGAGAGCTTGGTTAATCGTAAGAAGTCCATACGGCGCAAGCTGAGCGATAAGCGATACTTTCGTCTTATTGCTCGTAAACTGTAGCCGCCCAGACTCGAAGACGATACTATTACCGAAAGCTTGCTCTCTGTCGTTAAAGACTTTCGCCGTAAACTCTTGAGAGAGTGCTATAGCTATCGGCTCGAGTGTGCTCTCATAGAAAGCGGCGTACTCATCTTCTGTATATGAGCTGTTTACGATACTCTCAGTAAGCCCGAGATAGTTATATATCTTCGTTTTAATCTCTTTCGCTTGGTCTGCGTCCAGAAGTACTGGCTTATGGTCGATAGGCGTATAGCTCATCTTCTGGTCTGTGGCTATTACGCCGCCCTCGTTACCGAGCTCGAGATAGTCTTTTACGAAAGCGTCTTTCTCTTCTTTGAGCTTGTTCGGGCTCATAATCTGAGTAAAGCTTAAGATACCTCTTATCGAAGCACCGGCTTTTATTGCGCTCGTGATACCCTCGTTCTCAGTCTGAGCGAGCTCGATACCAGAAGCGATAGCGGCGTTATCTTCGCCGAGTACCTCGCTCTCGTTAAAGAAGCGTCTCAAGTGTACGATATCGTCGTACGGTAGCGTCACTTCTCTACCGTTTCGTAACATGAAACCACAGAAGAGAGAGCCGGTAGCGTCGCTCAGTATATCGACGTGGCTCGCTGTGATAGGGTAGATAGCTCTTAAGTTACCTCTTTCGTCTCTGTCGAGATATGCAAAAGCGTTATTATACAGGAAGAGCCGAGTCGTAAGCTTATACAGGAAGTCGTAAGAGCTCATATACCTATTAGGTCTGGTCTGTAGAAGCCTGTTAAGCTTGCCGTCGCCGGTCTCTTGCTTCTGGTCGCCGTATGTGACTACGTGAGAGCCTTTAAGCTTGCCGGCGTTGCGAGCGATAGCGTCTACAGCTTCTCGAAAGATATCGTTACTATAGGCGTCGCCGCCGTACATAGAGAAGCCGCTTACCGGCTCGTTAATAAGCTCGGTCTTCGTTACCGCTCTGTTTTTCTTAAAGAGTCTATCTATTACGCTCAAGTTATCACCTCGTTATCTTTGCTCTACCTTTACTTCGTGCTTCGGGAAAGCCGCCCTTATGTTAAAGCTTTCCTCGTCCAGTACTGTAAAGCTCGCTATATTGTCGAGAGCTATATACATTGTGGCGTGTTTTACGTCTGGGCTCTCGATTGCTAAAAATCCATGTATAGCCGGTACATCGTAATTTATCCGTACACCGTCGATAGGGTAGCCGACTTTCGGTACGATACGTAAGAGTATCGGCTTTTCTTGACTTTCAAAGCCTACTTGTACGACGTCCACCGGCGCACCTCTCTTTCTATTACTCGTCATATCTATATTATCTATCTTATTATATTATACAGTAATACCGTATTTATTGTCAATATGATATTATCAGTAATACAGTAAGATAATTACTACGATATTTACGGTCTTATCAGTAATACAATAATAGCAATAATAAAAGCGTACCGATATTACTCGATACGCTCATCTTCTCAGTATGATAATATTACTCTACTTTACCGTATTACCTATCTTTACTTTTGCGTCACTTGAGACCACAGAAGAAAACGGTACGCCGTCGTCCTGTATCTCGTCGTCCCAGTCGTAGACGTAAGAGCTCTCGGTCTTCTCGCCGTAGTAGTTGTACGCCGGTAAGAAGTCGTAGTAGAGAGAGCCTTTAGAGCCGTTACGGTTTTTGAGTATTTTAAGCTCTATCGGTAGCTCTTTACCCTCTGAGCCGTCTACGTTCATCTTATCGAGAAGCTCTCGTACTCTGGTATTATGGTCTTGAGTAGACTCAAAGACTTTCTTTCTATTGCCGGCTTGCGTTGTAAACCAGTGCTTTTGGTAGTCCATGCCGTCGTATTGCATAGCGAGAAGTATATCGCTCGAGTACTCGATACCGCTCGACTCTCTGAAAGAGCCCATACTCACCGGCTCGAGATAGCTCGTACGGTTGAAAGCTGATATAACGAGTACTGGTAAGTGAAAGTCTCGAGAGATTACTTTTAAGCGTGTTACGTCGTAGTCTGTAAGAAGCCGCTTGTCTGTGGTCTTCGCTTCTTCGCTTGCTGAGAGTATCTGTAAGTAGTCCAGTATTACAAAAGGTCTCTTATTTGTGGCTCTGATATGGATATCTACAGCTTCTCTTATTTTGTCTACGTCGACGTCGTTCTCACCGACGAAGATACGCACGTTACCGGCTATCTTTTTCGTAGCTTCGAGAGCTTCTGTAAATAAGTGAGCTTGGTCGTCTTGCGGCTCTTTGAAGACCATACTACCGACTCTACCGCTCAAGATATCCCGAGTCGTAAGCCTGTACTTCTGCCGGTACTGGTCTTTCTTTCCCATAGTGAGTATATGAGTATAGCGGCTTATCGTCTTGGCGTTGAGCTCGTTCTTACTCATCTCGAGAGAGAAGATAAGTACGTCTTTACCTTGCTCGGCTATCTGGGTCGCTATCTGTAAAGCGTAGCTCGTCTTACCCAGAGAGCTTATAGCACCTAAAAAGATAAGTTGCTCGCCCATAAAGCCGCCGTCGAGCTTTTTATCGAGCTCAGTAAAGCCAGTCGCCCAGACTTCGCCGTAGCCTTGTCTACGTGCGTCTATATCGGCTTCTAAGTCCTCGAGAGCCGTCTTATTGTCTGTGAGCTCTTGGTAAGCCTTAAGAGTCTCTTTTTGCTCTTCTGGGCTCAAGTCCTCGAAGCGTTTTGTCTCGCTCATGTTTTATTACCTCGCTTTCTTGCTTTATCCCTTAAGAAGCTACCGTAAGTACCGCTCTTTCTCTCTTGTGCTTCTTTCATCTGAGCGTACCGCTTCTTTTCTTCTGGCGTGTACTCGTGATACGTCTTTTTATCGCTGAGAGCTAAGCGTATCGTACGAGCTCGGTAGTCGGCTCTTTCCCACTTCTTACGCATGAGACCAGACTCTCGAAACATTTTGTCTATACGGTCTTCGTCGTTGTTAGTCCAGTACGCTAAGTGATTACAGAGAGCTAAGTCGGCTCGGCTCTCATCGCCGCCGAAAGAGCTCGTATCGCCGTCGTATAGTGCTCTTATCTGAGTACCGTACCGGCTATTAAACATCTTTTCCCAGAGCTCGTGGTCGCTCTCATCTGGGCTTACTCTGAGCCCTCTACCGCCTGTACTGGTACATGAGACCACAGAAGAGCGAGCGGCGGCTTGCTCTTGTCTTCGCTGTAGTATGAAGTCGTAGACTTTCTTTACTTGCTCGTCTCTCTGGGCTATCTTTCCGCACCCTTTAAGAGCGTTACCCGAGAGAGTGAAGTATCTACCGCTATCGTACATTTCGTACTCTGTACCGTCGTCGTTAGAGACTCTACAGACTTCTTTATCGGGCTTCTTGCCTACTACAAGTATGTGTACGCCTGTACCAGATACCGAGACTTCGGTATAGCTGTCTACGTATTGCCATATCTTCTGGGCTTCTGTAGAGATAGATACGACTTTACCGCTCTCGTCTCTTCTGATAACGTGGTCGAAGTCGATACCCAGTATACCGGCGGCTTCGAGTACCAGACCGACACCGGCTACAGGCTGAGTTATATACTCTTTATTCTTGTAGAAGACCGTCGCCGTCTTTCCTATCTGAGCGTTACACTCGTCGAAAGTCGCCCACCTTGCCGAGTCCGTGCTCGAGCCGTCTCGAAGCGTGTAAGGGTTTACCGGCGGCTTATCGTAGCCGCCCTCGCCGTCGTTCTTGCTCTGGTTGTATATCATTACGTAGTTGAGCCATATCTTCTGGTCTCTGTAGTCTTCTAATTGCTCTGGTAGTGTCATATCTTTACCTACCTTTCATTATATTACTGTATTACCGTGTAATATCATCTTATCGAGTAATACCCCTCTGTCAAAATTTTTCGAGAGCGGAAAAGAAAAG